ATAAAGCAATTGCACTTGGTATATTAGCAGTTCAAAAAGGTTTAGCAATTGCTGACATTGTAACAAATGCTTCAAAAAGTATTGCAACACAAACAGCAGCAAATTCAGCTGCTATTATAGCTACTAATGCTTTCTATGCACCATTTGGACCACCAGGTGCTGTTGCTGCTGCAGCACAAAATTTGAAAAACAATGCATCATTTGTAAAAGGAGTTGCTTTAACAAAAGTTAGTGCAGGTATAAATATAGCAAGTATCTTAGCAACAGGAATACAAGGTGCTAAATCTATTACAGGAGGTGGTGATAGTGGTGGTGGAGCAGCTGGTGGTGGAGGTGCAGGTGCAGGTGCAGCACCACAAGCACCAACATTTAATGTAGTAGGTAGTAGTAATGTAAACCAACTTGCACAAACAATAGCAGGTCAAGGAGCTAATCAAGCACCTATTCAGGCTTATGTAGTTTCTGGACAAGTTACAACTGCTCAATCATTAGATAGAAACAGAATTGAAAATTCCTCAATGGGATAAATTCTAAATGATGAAATGTTTACAAAATAAAAAAAAGTGTTTTTAATATATGGAAGTATTTAAGGTTAAATATAAAGAAGAAGAAGATGGTGATTTATATGCAATTTCTATTGTAGATGACCCAGCTAATGGATTTGATTTTATTGCAATGAGTAACAAAGTAGAAATCAAATTGGCATCTGATAAAAAGAAACAAATACTTTATGGTATTGTTTTAAGACCAGAACAAAAGATTTATAGAGAATTTGAAGATGGAACACCATTCTACCTTACATTTGATAAGGAGACAATAGAGAGGTTTTCTCAAGACTTCTTAAAGAAAGGTTATCAGTCTAATTCAACTTTCAACCATGAGGCTGAAATGAAGTTAGATGGCACAACTGTTGTTGAACAATGGATTGTAGAAGATAAGAATAATGATAAAGGTAATGCAATTGGATTACCAGTTGAAGAAGGTGACTGGTGTATTGGTATGAAATTATCAAATGAATTATGGTCTGAATATATTGAGACTGGTAAAGCTAAAGGTTTTTCAATTGATAGTTTTATTCAATTTGAGAAAATAAGTATGAATAAAATAAATATGGCTATACCACCTTTTCATGAAGATTGTAAATGTGAATTAGTAGATGGTAAACTTATTACTAATAATGAGACTTGTGACTACTGCTTGGAACAAGGAAATAAAAATAAAAAAGAATTAAGCAGAGAAAATAACAAACAAGAAAATATGAGTATGTTAAAAAAACTAATCAAAATGTTTAGTGAAGAAGAGCAAGTTAAATTGGCTTCATTAGAGACTGAATTAGGACCTCTTACTGCTGATGCTTTTGAAGTTGGTAATGTAGTGTATGATGCTGAATTAAACCCAGTAATGAATGCTGAATTTACTGCTGAAGGTAAAAAGTATTACACAGATGAGACAGGTGCAATTAAAGAAGTTGAAGAAGTTATGGTAGAAGAAGAAGTTACTGATGAAGTTGCTTTAGAAGATGTAGCTCCAGAAATCACTGATGAGGTTACAATTGTAACAGAAGACATTGTAGCAGAAGTTTCTAAACCTGTTGAAGAAGTTGATGTTGAAGCATTAAAAGCTAAGATTGAAATTCTAACAGCAGAGGTTGAAAAACTTACAGCACAACAAGAAGCTGTTTTTAATGAAAATGTAGAATTGAAAAATCTTCAAGCTTCTACTAAATTGAAGGCTGAGGTTAAAGGTAAATCACCAATAACAATGGCAATTAAACAAATATCTGAGGATAGCACTTTATCTGCTATTGAAAGAATAACAAAAAAAATAAATAAATAATAATGGCAACAACAACAACTATCAACTCTCAATTCAATGGTGCATTGGCAGGGGAGATTTTCGTTCAAGCATTTAAGAAAGCAGACACTATCAACAAAGGTGGTATTACTGTTCTTCCAAATGTTATTGGTTCTGGTTATTTACCAAAACTAAACTATTCTGCTTCATTAGCTCCATATTCTTGTGGATTTGATGCAACAGGAACTGTTACTTATACTGATAAAGAGGTAGCAACAAAAAAATATGAAATCAAACATGAACTTTGTAAAGATGAGTTCCACCAAACATTCCAAGCTCAAGCAGCAGGTTTATTTGGAGCAGCTAATGAAATCCCTGCAACTATCCAAGATGCAATCTTATTTGCAATGGTAGAAAACATGGGTGCTTTAGTTGATACTCAAATCTGGCAAGGTACTGGAGTTACTGGTTCATTTGCAGGTCTTTTAGCACAATTTGTTGCTGATGGTGATGTAATTGATGTAGTTGGTACAGCATCAACAGTTGCTAATGTTCAAGGTGAACTTTCTAAAGTTTATCTTGCTATTCCTGATGCTATTGCTGAGGATGCTGATGTAGTTATTGCAGTTTCTCCAAATGTAGCAAGAAACTACAAATTATCTCAAGTAAACAACTATATGGTTGGTTCACCTGTTGGAGATAAAGAATTAGATTATATTGGAGTTCCTGTATTATCTATTGCTGGTCTTCCTGCTAATACTATCTTAGCTTACAGAAGAAAAAATCTTGGTTTCTTAACTGGATTAGAAGCAGACTTAAACAATGTTTCTGTTAAAGATATGGATGAAAGTGATTTATCTGGAAACATTAGAACTAAAATTGTATTCTCTGCTGGTGTAGGTTACTCATTTGGTTCAGAGATTGTTTATTCAAGAGTATAATCCTGAATAATAATAATAATAAAAATTAGTAATTAGGGGTCAGTAAAAAACTCAAGGTTAGAATAATGGCCCTTAATATACTAAATAAAATATAAATAAAAAACATATGGCATGTGATATATCAAAAGGAAGAACTACTTTACCTTGTAAAGATGATATTTCTGGTATTAAAGCAATCTATGTAACTAATTATGAAGAATATGCTTTTACTACATCTTCTACATCTGCAGGTCACTTAGTAACTGCTTTACCAGGAACATTGACTTCTTCTAATACATTCAAATTTGAATTGAAGAACTCAGGTAACACTTTCAACCAAGACATTACTTCTTCAAGAGATGCTGGTACAACTATATTCACTCAAACATTAAACTTTGTTTTACCAAAATTATCATCTGAACTTGAGTTTCAAATTAAGATGTTGGCTTGGGGTAGACCACAGATTTTTGTTGAGGCAATGAATGGTACTATTCTTTTAATGGGAGAGAAATTTGGTTGTGAGATTACAGGTAAATCTGAAATACAAGGAACAATGGATGCAATAAATGGATACTCAATGGTTGCAGTTGCAACAGAACAAAACCCAGTTTGGTTCTTATCTGCATCAGCTTCTACAGCACTTAAAGCATTGGCTTCTACTCAATCAGTAGCAGTTTAATAATAAATAACTTATTATAGTAAAAGAAAGAGGATATATTAAATTATATCCTCTTTTTTTTATTATGAAATATAAACAAAATAACTTTTGAGTGTTTTTAATAAAACAAACAGATACATATGTCATTAAAGGTTATAAAAATAGATGAACTTGAAGAGTATTTAACAGTAGATAGCACAACTATCAGTGTTGATAATGATATTATCACAGTTGATGCAACAAGAGTATCTTCAAGTGGTCACATACTTAAATTACCATATAGATTTTTTACTTCAAATATAAACCTTGTTTTATGGAATGAAATTAAAGAAACTCAAGATATACTGCCATTAGAAGTAACAGAAGAAAATGGTTTAATGGTTCTAACATTTAGTTATGATTTTGAAGATGGTGAAACATTTGAAGCAAAGGTTACTGACTTAGATGATAAACTAATATGGAGAGGTAAGATACTTGCTACTCTACAAACAGACTTAGAGAACTATATCTTACACAAAAATGATAATGGTATTATAAAAATATAAATAAATTATGAAGAGATTACATATAGTAGATATGAATAGATATGTTAAAGTTGACATTCAATCTTTAATAAACACAAGTCAAAAATGGATTACAAATGGAGTAGATAATTCTTACTTCATTGAAGTTGAGAATGCTTATTTAGGTTCACCTACAAATCAATCTATTATAGATAACTTTACAAACTATATTTTAGGTGATGGTCTTATTGATGAGAATAACACTATTGATGTAGAAACAATTCTACCAGAAGAAGATTTAAGAAATGCAGTAATGGATTTCAAACTACAAGGAGCTTGTGCTTTTCAAGTTATATATAACTTTGGTGGTTCAGTATCTAAATTATATTATGTTCCAACTAAATCATTAGCAGTAAATAGAGAAGAAGATATAACTGATGAACCAACATCTTATTGGTATTCATTTGATTGGAGATTTAGAACTAAATATAGACCAGAACAAATACCTGCTTTTGGTTATGGTGATGGTTTACAAACTGAAATTCTTTATATTAAAAGACAATCAGCTCAACCAGTATATGCTCTTCCAGATTGGCAATCAGGTATTCAGTATTGTCAAACAGAAGAAGAGTTATCTAACTACTATAATAAACACATTAAGAACAATTTTAGTGCAGGAAAAATAGTAAATATCAACCAAGGTTCAACTGATAGTGAAGAAGCAATGGATGAAGCAGAAAGAAGTATTGTGAATAAAGTAACAGGTTCAAATAATGCTGGTAATCTTATTGTATCATTTAATGATAATTATGAGAACAGAACAACTGTTGATAGTATAGAGATTACAGATGCTTATTCACAATTTCAATTCTTATCTACAGAATGTTTAGAGAAAATTATGTTAAGTCATAAAGTAAATGATAGAGGTTTATTTGGTTTACCAATGCCTTCTGGATTTAGTTCAGTAGCTGAACAACAAATTCAATCATTAAAAATACTTTATAGAAGTCAGATAAATCCTTCAAGAAAAATCTTAGTTAAAGGTTTAGAAAAAGCATTCAAAAAGAATAGTCCTAATGTTAAATTAAAATTTGAGGATTATGAAGAGTTGAGAGTTGATAATATACAACCAACAACAGAAGTAACAGAAACAATAAATCAAAATTAAAAATATAAATAATGGGACTTACAACAATACTTATTAAACAAGAACAATTGACAAGAAATACTATTATAGGTGGTAATGTTGATACTGATAGATATTTACAAGCAATTAAAGCTTGTCAGAACCTTTATATTAAACCACTATTAGGTGCAACATTATATAATAAAATAGTTTCTGATTTTGAGACTAATACATTATCTGGATTATATCTTGAAATGTTTGATGATTATATTGTTGAGATGATTATTCATGGTTCATCAGAAATATATTTAAGTCAAGCACCATATATGGTTACAAATAATGGTATAACAAAATCAAAGACTGATAATTCTGAAACAGTTTCAAAAGAAGAGATTGATTATCTTGTTGAAGCAAGTAGAAAACTATATAATCTTTATGAGACTGAATTTCTAAAATGGATTAAAAACAATACCATACCAGAATATGATAAACCTTGTGGTGTTAAACACAAACAATATGGTGGTTGGTATATTAAAAAAAGAGGTGGATGTTATTAAATGGATAAAAGAGGTGAGTATAAAATTAAGGAGAAACACATAATCAAACTTACTAAACTTTATGAAGAAGTAAAGGTTGAAAAAGAGAAGGATAAAAAAGAAGATAAAAAATGATTACAAACATAAATGTTGGACTTACTGCTAATGATGGACTTGGAGATAAGTTAAGAAATGCTTTTATCATAGTAAATCAAAACTTTTTAGATATACAAGACATATTAGATGTTGTTTTAACAGATAGTTCTATTATATCTATTAGTCAGATTAGTGGATTACAAACAATTTTAGATGATATAAATTATCAGGTTAGTTTAATACCTGCTTTACAAGATGATATAAACTCAATCAACACAACAATATATACAATCAATCAAACTTTGAACTCACAAAATGGTTCAATAAGTGATTTATATTCTTTAATAAATGATTTACAACAACAGATATATACAAAAATTGGTGATGCACCAATAGATGGGGAACAATATGTTAGACAAGATGGAGAATGGGTTATATTATCAGGTGGAATTGGTGCCACAGGACCAACAGGACCACAAGGTATTCAAGGTGTAACTGGTGCAACAGGAAGTATAGGATTAACTGGTGCAACAGGAACTTCATTACTTCAAGAAATAACACCAGATGCTTATTTAGGACCAAGACTTGCACCAATTAGTGCTACATCAAATGGGTTTTATATAAATAAATCGACTAATGGTGCAGTTGGTCTATATATCAAGAACACCGAGAATGTTGGTTTACCAATGCCTTCTGGATTTAGTTCAGTAGCTGAACAACAAATTCAATCATTAAAAATACTTTATAGAAGTCAGATAAATCCTTCAAGAAAAATCTTAGTTAAAGGTTTAGAAAA